CTCGAGCGACCTCCTCCGCTGACAGAGGGTCCCTCTCGATCAGCTTGTTGATGTAGTAGCGCGGGACCTTACGCTCCTGACCGTCGACCACAGCCCGAGACTCACCATTCCCCGGAAACAAATCCTGGCTGAAACGCTCGAACCACCAGGCTCCGATTCCAGGGCGACGAGACATAACACAGAACTCCGGGCGCCGCTCGAGCAGAACTTCGCCCGTGCTTTCGTCTACGACGTCGTACGCCGCAGCCCGTGCAGATGCGCCATACACCTTCTTCATGGTATAGCCCGCCACATAGGCGGCAGAGGCGGGAGTTACCTCGCCAATGACACATCGTCCCTTTCCCCAGAGCTCCTCGAGCTCCTGCGAGCGGAGCGTCCCATTCTGGAACCGCTCCGCATCCGGTAGAACCAAGTTGAAGAGGATCGCATGCCAATGCGGCCGAGCGAAGCGAGAACCATACTCGCCCGAAGCGAAAAAACGAATCGGCCGGCCGACTCCTTCCACACCACGCGGCGCACTCACGCCGCTGTACCGCCTACGCAGACGCTTCATGAAGCGCTGAAAATCGGGATACTCGAGGGAACGAGAAGCAGGGAGAGCGTCAGGGCGATAATCCAGAGTAACAAACAAATTCGAGTCATAGAGGCTCGCCTCATGGGTGATCCTCGTTGACCACGCCGACGCCCTCTCGAGCTTGCACCCGACGCACCGGCCACACGGGAGACAGAGACGATCGCCTGTATCAGCAAGGCGATAGCCGAGAGCAGTTTCGCCAGTGTCTCTATCACGGTGCGCCACCATCGGGCGGAAGCAGGCCATTAGAGCCTGAAACCACCGCGCCCAGGCCGCTTGATGTTCTGAGCAGCCGTCGTGCTGATCTGCCGACGGAACTTCCGAGCCGAGCTCGCCTTGTTGACCGGCCTACGCCGTCCCATAAGAACCTCCTCGAGAGAAAAGGAAAGAAAACCGAAGCACGATGGATCGTAGCTTCGATAACGTGACCCCACAAGAAGCGGTGTCACTCAGCACACATATACCAAGACATGATGTGTGCACCCCCCTCGAGCCCCCCCTGAGCTCAGGGGGGGCAGAAGGATACAAACCTGTATCCAGTAGTAGAACCTTTGGTCTACTTGACAGATTAACAAAGAGGGTAGACGGACGGGGGCCGTTGGCCCCCTCGTCTACCCATTGATGAAACTGAGCGCCACTAGAAAGGCGCCAGAAGAGGCACGCAGAGAAACCAGCGCACGCACGCGTATAAAGATCGCGCGCGCGCGTATAAAGATGACGCGTGCGAAAAGCTTGACAGAAAAGCGAAAACAACAGTGTGGCATAAAAGCCACATTGAAAGAGCTCGAGCCACGAGCTCGAGCTCGTCAGAGAACGAATAAAAAAACAGGGGCGCCCCGAAGGGCGCCCCGACTCCCGCTCAGGGTCTGAGCAGAGCTCAGACACTCGCGGGAGTTAGTGAGAACACACGTGATGATCGCAGGGGCACGCGTAACCAAACCCCATGCGCTCGTACTGCTCGCACGTGTGACACCGACCCTCAGCCTGCAGAAGAGCCCGCCACAGGCGGTACGACAGGCTGAGAGGAAGACGCCGGTACGCCAGCGCCCGCAGGCGCGGCGACCGGAACAGGATCGAAAGAACGATAGAACGTGTCCTCATCCACCGAGCGCGCATAGCGCTCGAGCTCGCGCGGATCATTCCGAAAGCGCTCCCTTATCGCAGGATCGAGGGCCATGAACCGCGCATGCGCGCGGTCCACCAGGTCGAAGGCATCCCGAATCTCCGAAATGCCAGTGAAGTCACCGTACACGCCCTGCACGTTCACCGGAGGAAGCACGCCAGAGACGCCGAAGCGCTTCATGATCGTGTTGATATCCGCCGAGTCCTTGAACTGTTGCTGCACCTTGGAAACAGAAGGGCACTCGAGCGAGCTCGCGCTCGAGTGAGACTTACGATCGAAGGCAGCACCATGAACCACCACACGGGCCGTCATCGAGGCTTCAGCGGGAGAGCCCGCAGCCCCTCGAAAAACAACTTCGCCCACGGCCCGAGCTCACCCAGACGGCGCTCGAAGTCCTCACGGTTCTTCGCGCCCTCGAGCTCCGCACGACGGATCGCCGCTTCCGCTTGCTGAACGTCGGCGCTCGAGCGGGTGAGACGAATCTCCTCGAGAACCCGCTGCTTCAACTGAGGCAGCGTAGCGCGGATCTGAGAAATGTTCATCCGAGCCAACTGGGCCTGCGTAGCGGTCAGGTCATACCGACCCGCCGCAGAGCTCGAGATATCCGCAGCCTGATTCCGAGCGAGAACAGCGGTCGCATCCTCACGATTGGTCTGAGCATCGAGCAGCCGAAGCTCCGCTCGAGCTCGAGCGACCGCCATAGCAGACGTCGCCCCTCGAGCGACGTCGTCCAGGGGCTGAGACGACGCCCCCTGACCCCCCGCAGAGTGCAGAGGATTGATCCCAGCGCGGACGAGGTCCTGAACCTCCCGCTGGTGCGCATTATCCTGCCTGTGAGCCCCGAAGATGTTCTGAGCGAGGCTCACACCGCCGCCAATCACAGCGGCCATCGTGATGGGATCCATTAGAACCGGAGCTCCCCGAGCCCAGGAATGGAGTACATGGGCATGCACCGCACCCAGCGAAGCGCGAACGAGGAGTCGAAGAGCACATCCTGCTCCTCGTAGAGCGACACCTGCAGCACACGCTCGAACGGCGGATCATCCGCCAGGAACGTAGAACCGAGCGTCGGAAGCGACCCGAACTCCTGCGCCAAATGCCACACATCCAGAGGCGCAGCGACCTGAGACTGGAACATCCCCGTGATGATGTTGGGATGCCACTTGTACTCCGCCCAGCGCTCTTGATAGCCGAACACCTCAGTGTCGGCCGCGGCGCCCGTGGCGTAGATCTCCCGGTTGAGAATTGCCTGCTCCCCGAGGTTCGCCGTCGAAGGGAAATAGTGATCGTAGACGGTCCGACGGAACCAGAACCGGTTGATGCCCTGTTGGTACGAGACGTCGGCCGAAGCCTGAACGATCCCGATCACGTGCCCGTGCTCTGTGAAGCTCTGAGAGAACCCATGCTCACCGGCACCCGAGCCGATGCCCGCAAGACCGCCCTGAGCCGAATCAACCGTGCTGGCGGACGTCTGAGCCACCGGGTTCACATGGAAGGTCATCCGACCGCCGCCCAGGTACTCAGGGCGCTGCAGACGAGCGTCAGGAGACACCACGCCGAAGTGAGAACGGATGAGCTCTGTGTAGCGGGTCCCCCCTCGAGCGTTCCGCTCCATGAAAAGCTGAAGCTGATTCGCCTGACGCAGATCGTTGATGAGCACCCGAACGTCAGGGTAGTTGCTCGAGCTCGCGCCACCGGGACCGCTCACGCGGATACGAATGTCCGTCGACGCGTCCGAGTAGTAGTTATCGTACGCGACCTCGCGCTGACCCGTCTCGTAAACCGACACGGCGCCCCCTGCCGCCGTGTGAGACGTAACGCCGATCCCGGACACGGGAGCACCGGCACCCCACGCATCGCCAGCGTTCCACGCTGACCGAGGGTAGAACTCGCCACCAGGCTGGAAGAGCTCCGCGTTATACGCGGTCCCCAGAGACGACATCGACGGCTTCTGCGGCCACGGCCGCGCCGTCGTGAAGTAGTCCTGACGCTTCCGCCTGAACTGAAGCGAGTAGTTCGAGAGAGTATCCGGCCCATCACTCGCCGGATTGAGCGCCGCGACCGCATCCAGGTCCTCGTCACGGAAAAACTCGTTGTAGATCGCGTTGTATGCGCGCAGCGGCAGCGCGCTGACCGTGTACGCGGCGCTCGAGGGCTGACGCAGCCCGAGATAATTGAAGATCGTCCCCGCCTGAGCGTCGGTAGTATCGATCGAGATCTGAGGGACCAGGAACGCAGTGGTGTCCGTGTTGTCATTCTGAGCGCCCATGAAGCGCTCCCACTGCTCCCACACGAGCCGGTTCGGAACGAAGAAGAACCAGGACTCGAGGTACATGTTGTCCATCACCGGGACGATCAGCGTCGAGAGACGAGCAAACGCCCTCATCCGAAGCGACAACGAGTCACCCGGCAGAATCTCCGTCACGAAGATCGGAATCAGACGACCACCCACGAAGGTCGTCTTATGGTTGAAGCGCACATCGAAGGCGCTCCGAGGAACGCCGCTCTGCGGAACCATCGCAAAGCGGTTGGGATCGACACGCCGTTTATCGGCCACTGTTGAAGAGCTCCTCGAGCCCGACCACGAGCTCCGGGGGGTTGATGGGAGAGACCAAGCCCGTGCGCTGCTCATACTCGCAGACAGCGTACAGGTCGAAGTCGCCAGGGTACCGGCCCGGGGTCGTCTCCGACCCCTTAAGGCCCATGAGCTCACGAGTCATATCCTGATCGTTCCGAGCCACCATCACCTGACGGCCGAACTCACGAGCCTTCTTGTCGTACAGCGTGAACATCTTCAGCATGGCTAGAACTCCTGTGAACGTTGAGAGAAGAACTCCTGACGAGCTCGCGCGACTTCCTCCCGAACCTCGAGACGCTCCGGTGAGCTCTCCTCGAGGGGCACTTCCAGGGCACGCTCGAACCTCACTCGAGCGACCTCCTCCGCTGACAGAGGGTCCCTCTCGATCAGCTTGTTGATGTAGTAGCGCGGGACCTTACGCTCCTGACCGTCGACCACAGCCCGAGACTCACCATTCCCCGGGAACAA